AAACGATTAAAAATCGCAGAAGCTAAGGCTAATGTATTCGCTGATTTCTTAAAAAAACTATAATTTGCGTACAAAAGAACGCAATTTTATAAATATATTATAACGAAAAAAATAATTATTTTTTTAAATTAAGGAGAACTTCAAATGGCCGAAACAGAAAAACAAGTTGCCGAAATGACAGCTCCAGACGCTCCTAAAAAGAACGCCGTAGCTGCCGAAACTTCACCATTGAAAAATGACGCTGAAGATTTAGGTTCTGCTGTTGTTAAACCAACAGATAGTAATCCAGACGCAACGAAGAAAGTTAAGCCAGTTTCAGGTGACGCACAACAGAAAAATGCTGGTGCTGCTGATCCAATGCCTTCTGTAAAGAAGGAAGAAGCTGAAGACGCTGACGGCAAGGAGATATCCGAAGGAGAAATGCCAGACGGTCTGAAAAAATACTTGGACAAGAAAAAAGAAAAATCTGAAACTTCTGACAAAGAAAAAACGGAAGAAGGTTATAAGATGAAAAAAGAAACTTCACACGAAGATGAGAAGAAAATGAAGTCCGAGAAATCAGAAGACGACCAGAAAGCAAAAGATGTTGATGTAAAAGAACACATTGACGCTTTAACCTCTGGAGAGTCCGACTTGTCTGAAGAGTTTAAACAAAAGGCTGCTACAATTTTTGAAGCTGCGATTACTTCTAAAGTAAAAGCAATTTCAGAAGAAATGCAAGCAGACTACAATAAGAAATTTGACGAAGAAGTATCTAAAGCAAAAACAGACCTTGTTGAGAAGGTAGACGCATATATGAACTATGTTGTCAACGAGTGGATGAAAGAAAACGAACTTGCTATTGAAAAAGGTATCAAGGGAGAGATTGCTGAGGACTTCATCAATGGTCTGAAAAAACTTTTTGAAGACCACTATATTGATGTTCCTGATGAAAAATATGATGTGTTAGAAGACCAAGCTTCAAAGATTGAAGAGTTAGAGAAGAAACTTAACGAACAGATTAGCAAAAATGTTGAAATGAACAAAGAAAATTCTTCTTTGAAAAGAACAGACATTATTGCTGAAGTTGCTTCTGATTTAGCAGACACTTCAAAAGAGAAGTTTACTAAATTAACAGAAGAAGTTGAGTATTCTAACGCTGATGACTTTAAGAAGAAATGTGAGACTATTAAGGAATCATATTTCGGAAATAAAAAAGAAGCTAATTCTGACAGCGAAGTAGATAATGCGGTAGCGGACAATCAAGGTGTCAATACTGAAGATTTGTCTAATGCAATGGCTGCTTATACTACCGCTATTAGTAAAACTAAAGACATTAAGTTGTCAAATTAATAGGAGAGAGGAAAAAGATATGTACTTATCTGAAACTTACCAAAAAAAATGGCAGCCAGTATTAGACCATCCTGACCTTCCTAAGGTTACGGATAGCTATAAACGAGCTGTAACCAGCGTTATCTTGGAAAACCAAGAAAGAGCGCTGAAAGAGGACGCTGCTTTCTTAAACGAAGCTGCTCCTACTAACGCTACTGGTTCTAACATTGCTAACTGGGATCCAATCCTAATTAGTCTTGTAAGAAGAAGTATGCCAAACCTTATCGCTTACGATATCGCTGGTGTACAACCAATGAGCGGACCGACTGGACTTATATTTGCAATGAGAAGCAGATATAAAACTCAAGGCGGAACTGAAGCGCTATTTGATGAAGCAGAAAGTAAATTTTCTGGAAACGCTGCTAACGCAAACATTCCTGGATCTGCTGGAACTTCAACAAATTCGCCTGCACAAAACAACCCTGCTGTACTTAATGACTCGCCTGCTGGAACTTATACTTCTGGCGAAGGTATGTCAACGGCTTCTGCTGAAGCATTAGGTGACTCTGGCAACAACGCATTTGCTGAAATGGCTTTCTCAATTGAGAAATCAACGGTAACTGCAAAGTCAAGAGCTCTTAAAGCTGAGTACACAATGGAACTTGCACAAGACCTTAAAGCAATTCACGGTTTAGACGCTGAAACTGAATTGGCAAACATCTTATCTGCTGAAATCCTTGCTGAAATCAATAGAGAAGTTGTAAGAACAATTTACATCAATTCAGAAAAAGGTGCTCAAACAGACACAACTAACGCTGGTATCTTTGATTTAGATACTGACTCAAACGGTAGATGGTCAGTTGAAAGATTTAAAGGTTTAATGTTCCAATTGGAAAGAGACGCTAACGCTATTGCTCAAAGAACAAGAAGAGGGAAAGGTAATATAATTATCTGTTCTTCTGATGTTGCTTCTGCATTGCAAATGGCTGGTATCCTTGACTACACACCTGCGTTAAACAACAACTTAAATGTTGATGACACAGGAAATACTTTTGCTGGTGTATTAAACGGCAGATTTAAAGTATACATTGATCCATATTCAGCAAACCAAAACAGCAAACAATTCTATGTTGTTGGTTACAAAGGTACTTCACCTTATGACGCTGGTATGTTCTACTGCCCATATGTACCATTACAAATGGTAAGAGCAGTTGGTCAGGACACTTTCCAACCGAAAATCGGTTTTAAAACTAGATACGGCTTACAAGCAAACCCATTTGCTGAAGCAGGTTCTGGTGATAACGCTG